ACTCTGCTGAAGCAGCCGAAGGGAGCTTCGCTCCAGGAGATCATGCACGCGACCGGCTGGCAGGCACATTCTGTGCGGGGTTTTATCAGTGGCCATCTCGTAAAGAGGATGGGACTGAAGGTGAACTCTACCAGGCGCTCGGGTGGAGAACGTTCGTATCAGCTCATGAGGGGTTGAACACCAGCTGGTAGCGCAGAGCGGGTCGACGCGCCAGGGAGATTTTCAAAACGTTCCGTAGCGGTACGGTTGGGAAATGAATTTCATGTTGCCAATAGAAGGCCCATCAAAATATGCCATCCTAATTGTTTGGCCCGTCAGCAACAGCTCGGTGATAGCCCAAACCAGGGCATCCACGCGATCCGGAGAACCATCGTACTGATCGGGAGTAAACGCGCACATCTGATCCTCGAGTGCGGCAAAGGAGGCCAGGTGATGCACGTGGCCCTGCTCATAGAGGGCCGCGACGGGCTCGGCTCGCGTGACTTTGCCTCGGGCGGCCCGGACAGCACGATACGAAACGGAGGGGTCCACAACGCGAAGCAGGCGCTCGACCAAATCGCCGCCATTATTCACTTCCGCTACGATTCTGTCGGCGCGGTGCCGGCGATATCCGGAAACGGCTCGTCTTCCCCAGGCATCCGGCGAGAGCCGGCAGGAAAGATCCTCTAAGACGTAAACATGTCCGTCCCGCGATTTGCCCGCAATGATGATCCCGGTCTCGTTGGCATCTTCGCCGCTGGTCATTGCCGGGTCGACGCCCACGATGATTCGAACCAGATCCGGAACCCGCGATACGCGATGCTGCTCGATGTTCTGTCGTTGCCAGAGGGCGCCCGGCACATCGTCCAACATTTCGGCGTGCAGTTCCTGGCGGCCGAGCCGGGTGCCTTCGTACTTCTTCGCCATGCGCTCCATAAAACTAGGAGCCAGGTTGGCGGCATTGTCGTAGGTGCTGCCGCGGGTCACTACGGTCATCGGATCTTGCAGAAGGTCACGAATAAGCTTGATGGGACGTGGCGTGGTGGTGGCGACGATGCGGGGACGGGAGCCGAGTCGTAGCCCGAACTCGAGATTGTCCCACGCCTCTAATGGATATTTCCATTTCGCGGGCTCGTCGGCCCAGGCGCCATCATGCTGGGGGCCTCGCAGCTGGTCCGGTTCATCTCCCGAGTAGGCCATAGCCGTGGCCCCGTTGGGCCAGATCAGGCGCCGTTTGGACGGTTCATAAAGCGGCTTGAAATCGGGCCGGCTGATAGCCAGGATGCCGCTTTCCCCCTCGATCATGACATCGCGAACATCGGCCGAGGTCTCGCCCACCAACGCGATGCGGCCACAGAGATGGCTCTCCACCTGCTCGCGAATGCATTCAGCACCGGCTCTGGTCTTCCCAAAGCCGCGGCCCGCGAGAATAAGCCAAACCCGCCAGTCGCCCTGCGGAGCCAACTGATTAGGTCTTGCGCGCCAACCCCTCCATTGGTAGGGCAGCTGCATCTTCTGTTCCGGCGTCAGGCGCGCCAGGAACTGTCGCCACAGCTCGGGAGGCTGCAATGCGAGCGAGTTCATCGGTGATTGTCTTGTTGAGTTCGTCATTGGATATTTGAATCGGGCCGCCATTCGGTCCACTATGTTGCAAAACAGTCGTTTCTTTCCAGCCCGCCCGGCATTTCAGCCAGAACATGGTGGCTGCCGGGCAGGTACCCGAGGTCGCCATCTTGTAGAGAGTCTGGGCCACTGCTGAGTTGGCCTTTGTGGCCCCCACGTTCAACTCATGACGGAAGTACTTGCGCAGAGTCTTCGGGTCTATGCCGTGCTCACCGATGCTGCGCGCCAATTCCTCCTCGGGAGTGCCATAGGCGGCCAGGGTCTCAACCGTGCGCCGCTGCTCGCTTGTAGCCTTAAATCTAGGTCTCGCCACGTCTGTTTACCTGCCCTCAGGCTACAGGCTACGAGCCAGAATTAATAGGAACGTTTGTGCTGAGCGGAAACGTTCTATTTTCGGCCGGGACGGCCACGTCTTTTCATGGGGTTGATGCCCATGAGTTTGAAGACATGACGAGCACCCTTCATCACTCCCGGCCTTTCGCTTTCGCGCGGCATGTCACCGAGAACCTGGATTCTGGCAGCCCAGTGGACATGCGAAGACGGGCCGAGCCTAATGCCGGGAGTACGCTTAAGGGATTTCATGGCGACAATTTGGGATTCTATTTCGTCGAGCCGCTCGGCTAATAACCGTTTTTGCTCTGCCGCGGCGCGACGTTCGAACTCGGTTCGTTTTTCGACCCTGAATCGCCACGCTTGTGCCGGAAACCTTATCGTCGAGAGTTGTTCCTCAGACGGCTTGCCCCAGGTCCAGGTTGCAGGCCGCGGTGGCACTTCGAAGCGCTTAGCGGCACGCGCATTGCGAGCCCAATAGCGCAAGATCTCAATGGCCAAGCGGACCAAGAATTCACTGACACAGATATTCGCGCCGGTCATGATGAGTTGTATCGGGAAATGGAACAGCTGTATCCACTGGTCAATTGCTTTATCGATAACATCACTGGTCGGATCCTGCTTGTAAAGCGGAACGAGCTTGCGCAGAGATCCAGCAATAATGGTGTCTTTCAGTTTGAAGACTTCGGCGATGAAGAGATACCAGGTTTTCAGTCGTACCGGGTTTCCTGGATCGCCGGGCTCATAGAACTCACCTAGGTCGTCAGCGATGCTGCTGGCGGTTGACCGTCTGGTGACGGGCCGCGCAGCTCGCATCTGCTCAATCTTTCGGCGCCATTGTTCCCTGCATTTGGGGCTGCAGAGATGCTCAGTTGGTTTTTTACGACGCTCATACCTGCAGTAGCAGTTCTGGCACGTGAGGGCGAAGAACGTCGAACGATTGTCCATTGGTTTTGAGTTTGTTGGCATGTTGTTCACCCTAGCTTCGGGTTTCGGTTGCTTGCTTACGAGCCGATTCCATTTGTTCGAAAGTCCGGCAGTCACCGGCCAGCGTGGCTTGCTGGCCAGTTATTTGCTGCCACCTGCGCACAATGACGTCCACGTATCGAGGATCGATGTCGATGCCGTAGCAGACGCGCTCCAGCAAGGCAGCCGCAATCAGAGTCGTTCCAGAACCTAAGAACGGATCGTAGACCAGAGCTCCAGGTTCGGTATGGTTAAGCACCGGCCTGCGCATTAGCTCGATGGGCTTCTGCGTGCCGTGTCCTGTCGCCACCTCTTCGCGATTACCTCCAAACGAGTTTAGGTTGGCCACTTGCCAAAGCGTGGACTGCGTGCGGTCGCCACGCCAGTGGGACGGACTTCCTTTTCGAACGGCAAACCAACAGGGCTCATGCTGCCAATGGTAATGCCCACGGCTGAGTGCGAAGTGTTGTTTTCCCCAAATGATTTGCGCGCGAACTTCGAAGCCGGCCGCGCGGAGCGCATCGCTTGCCGCTCCGGCGTGTACACCGGCGTGCCAAAGATATATGACATCCCCGGGGAAGAGTTGGTAGGCTTCCCTCCAGTCGATGCGGTTGTCGTTCATTACAGCGCCGCGCTGACGTTGGCGACCGAGTCCGGCTTCTTCACGCCATTTGGGCTGGTAGTCAACGCCGTAGGGCGGGTCCGTGATCATCAGCAGCGGCTTGCTTTCCTCAAGCAGGCGGAAAACGTCCTCCGCACTGGTGGAATCGCCGCAAAGTACCCGGTGCGGCCCGCAGAGCCAAAGATCTCCTGTCATCGTCACTGCATGGGCGGGTAGCTCCGGTGCCGCATTCGCTTCGTCATCAGAGATTTCGAGCGTGAGTCCCAACAGATGATCGATCTGATACGGCTTGAATCCAGTGAGACCCAGATCAACATCCAGGAGCTTGAGTTCCAGCATTTCTGGAGCCAGGAGTTCGAGGTTCCAGCTCGTTTCCTCGTGGCTTCGATTGTCCATAATGCGCAGCGCCTTCACTTGCGCGGGCGTGAGTCCCCGGGCTACGTGCACGGGCACGGTGCAGAGTCCCAATTTGCGAGCCGCGAGCAGCCGCGTGTGGCCCGCTATAATCACGTCGCGCTCATCCACGACGATCGGTTGCCGCCACCCGAACTCCTCAATGGAGGCCGCAACTTTATCCACTGCCGATTGCGGGATCTCCCGGGCGTTGCGCGCATACGGGATCGGTCTATCGATAGGCCATTGCTCAATTTTCATTTCATTCATGTTGTGATGTGACACTTAGTTTGGTCTCCTATTCCATAGATCGGCTATGAGCCGAAATCTGAAGCAGGGACGGTGTCGAAGGGAAAGCTTGAATGTTTAGGTTGTTACGTAATCGACCCTGAGCAGCCGAGCCATTCGGAGGCCCCGACCAGAGATGAAATTCTCTTAAGCGCCAAAGCTAAACCGGGGAGGGCTGACGAGATCTTATGTTTTGTCTGGCACCAGATCTCGCCAGAGCCGCCTCTGCTCGTCCCAATGGATGCACTTCGCGATGTGGCGGATGTTGCCCTCGGCCATGGACGGTATGCGGCTTTCTGCATCCGAAAACAGGATAGATTCCTGAATATCCGGCGCCAAATAGCATAGACTCATGATTTGCGTGATCCGCGCTCGCGTGACATGGCCAAGCCTGGCTAGCTCGGCATAGTCCCGCACCGTGCCTTCGCGCACGAGTTTCTCTAATTTGATCGCCAGCGCCAGCAGACGCGCGATCCTAGGCAGCCTGTGCCGGGCACCCTGAGCAATATTGAGAGTCTGGACAACCGGCTCGGCCACGCCACATTCAAGCTGCGCCGGCTGTGTTTGTATGGGAGTTGAGCCAGCCCTTATCTTCTGCACGCTCCGCAGACGCGCGCTGTTCTCGCAGAGGTGGCGATTCGCCTCATTCCAGAGTTCACGGTCTAAGATGGCCTCGTGCTCACCTGGGTAGAGCTGCCCCTGGTGACATACCTGGCCGGTGTAAACCACATTGCTGAGCAAGGCCATCACGGCATTTTTGTTGAAGGGGCGACCCTTGCGGTGCTTGCCGGACTTCGTCATCCACTGCTTGGTGGTCCAGCCGTTCTGGCTCAGCCGCTGCACGACGCCGATCACGGAACCGCAGTTCAAATACAGGTTGAAAATATTGCGGACCTGCTCCGCTTCTTGCGGATTGACGACTAGCCGTCCGCCTTGGGGCGCAACGTCATAGCCAAGCACCGGAATTCCACCAACCCACTTACCCTTGCGGCGTGCTGCCGCCATTTTGTCCCTCGTGCGCTCGGCAATGATCTCCCGCTCAAACTGGGCAAACGACAGCAAAATGTTCAGGGTTAGGCGTCCCAGCGACATCGACGTATTAAACTGCTGCGTAACCGAAACGAAGCTAACTTGTCGTTGCTCAAACGAGTCCAGGATACGGGCAAAGTCGAGCAGAGACCTGCTCAGCCGATCCACCTTGTAGACGATCACGCAGTCGATACGGCTGGCCTCAATATCGGCGAGCAGTCGCTGGAGCGCGGGCCGGTCCATGTTGCCCCCAGTGAACCCGCCGTCGTCATAGCGCTCGGGCACCGCTGCCCAGCCTTGCTCGCGTTGGCTCAGAATGTAGGCCTCGGCGGCCTCGCGTTGCGCGTCCAAAGAATTAAATGTCTGCGAGAGCCCTTCTTCCGACGATTTCCGTGTATAGATGGCGCAACGCACGATGGCCATAATCGCTCTCCCTCACAAGCTCAGGCGGAAGAACGCGTAGCCGTTCCAAGCGGTACCCGTAGCATGCCGGGCTACGGCACTGAGCGACTTGAAAACTCGACCATTGCACTCGAACCCATGCTCCAGAACGGTAACGCTGATGCGCTTGCCTTTGAATTCTCGGATCAGCACTGCTCCCGGTTCGGGAACTCTCCGGTCCTTGGCGGATAGCACGCTGGTCGACTTCTGTGCAGTTGGATCTTCCCCAGAGCGATTCGGCGGGAGAGTGCGCAAGTCGGCATCGTCAGCGATCTCCAAGGCGCGGCGATGAGCGCGTTCCGACAAGCCGCCCTCGGCGAGTATCTGTAAGCGCCAGCCGATTCTTCGGACCACTTGCTGCCTATGCCGCGAACCACATGGCTCACCGAATAACTCGACGTGTTTGTGCCTGAGCTGCTGGAGTGTCAAGGCTCTTAGTGCCTCGATTTGCCCGGATAATGATTCATCCATTTGGCGGTTGCGATCTCCTCTCAAGTGAGATAACTCCAATCCCATGAACGCTCTGTGCGCACCACAAAGCAAGTCCGGAACTTGCATCAAAGGATTAGTTCTTGGACCCAAGCAGGCGGGAAAAACTCGTGCATCAAGGGATGGATAAAGTCCTGAATCATTCAGCGCGTTTTCAGTGACTTAGCAGTCTGAAAGCGACAGATGCCGGCGACGGGGCGGACATCAGCATCCTTCGATGAGCCTTTTTCCCTTTTTATAGACGGGAAAAACCCCCCTCTCAGAACAGAGGGCCACCTGGCAAGTTACCTGGGGACCCAAAGAAATCGGGCCACCCGGTGGTTAA